GTGTTCCGCCTGGGCCGGACTTAGGACACGGCGGGATTCGGGTGATTGTGTAATGGATGCTGCTGCGCTGCAACAGAAGATTTATTCCGGCTATGCGAAAGCCGCCCAACGTTTGGGATTGGATACACAAGTGTTTAGACCCGTTCAGGCAGACGATCCGTTCACCCATCCCATATTGACGTTAAAAGCGTGCTTCAACGCAGGCCGCACCGCGCGCGCCGCGCCCCGATGGGGCCAGTCCCGCTGGCAAGGCGTATTTGATGGTGGCCAGACCCAAGCGGGCGATTATCTGCGGCGAGCCGATGGTGTCATCTGGTTCATCGCCGCCCAGGCGCTGCATGCGGAGATCGCCTGTGTGCGCTGCGACCGGCAGGTACGCCTTTATCGTTCTCAAAAGACAAGCACCAAAGGCGCGGTGGGATACGAGGGCGTCTCAGAGGCTACACAAATCCTGCTCGGCGCGAAGACAGCCTGGCCCGCGTCCATTCTGCTCGGCGGGCGCGGGCAATCCAGCGCGAATTTACCGACCAGCGAAATCGACGCCGGCTACATCGCCCTGCTGCCCGCGTCCGTGCCGGTGGTGATTCAGCCTGCGGATGGGTTGACCGACGATCTGGGGCGGCATTACCGTGTGCGCGCCGCTGAACAAACCGAGATGGGCTGGCGGTTGCACATCTATGAGGCGCATCCCTAATGGCGGATGTGTCAGAGGTCGGACAAGCGCTGGTGAAAATCATTACCAAAGTCGCCTATCCGAACGGCATCGATCAACCGTCTATCGCAGGCTGTGATATTGCGGTCTTTCAAGGCTGGCCGGAGGCGTCAGCGCTTGCCGCCGCGCTCGACGCAGGCCGCGTACAGATTTCCGTCTTTCCACGGCCCGATGCGCGGGTCACGACGGTCACCGCAGACGAGGACGGTTGGTATGAGCAGAGCCATGAGGGTAAAACAGGGACGGGCATCCGCGAGATACGACGGCAGACGCGCACTTTTCAGCTGACGGGGTGGGCAAACCGTCACGATACTCGTGATGGCGTTGCCAAAGTCATCGACGGTGCACTTGCGGCCACCAGCCGTTTACGGCTTGCGGACGGTACGGAAGGGGTCATGACTTATGTGAACTCGGTTCAGGAGGACGGTTGGCAAAAGCAGCGGATTTACCGGCGCGACCTATTTTATGCAGTGAACTATCCCACCGTGCAAGCACAGACCTATGCGGTCATCCGACATGTCCAGACGAACGTAACAGCAGGCCCTGCGTTTGATATGCAAGGGCCGGTGAAGACCGTCATCACGAACGAGAAAAAAATACGCGTGGGAACATAGAAAGTCAACCGATCCATCCACACGACACACCGCGATGCGCTTAAGCCTCTGGCGGTTTTTTTATTTTGGAGAGTCAAAATGCCTGTCAGTCAACAAGGCGCGTTGAACACAACAGCGCTCTACGTCCCCGATGTCTATGTCCAAATTGTCCCGCCATCTGAAAACTTTCTGAACGGCGTCCCAACCAATATCCTCGGAATTGTTGGCACTGCACAGTGGGGGCCGGTCAATGCGCCGGTGACCGTCGGCAGTCTGGCGGACTATATCCATCGATTCGGCAATATTCTCCCGCGCTCATACGATATGGGGACGGCGGTATGGGCGGCGGTGCTCAATGGCGCGAACAACTTCCGCTGCGTGCGGGTCACCGATGGCACGGATACGGCGGCCTGTGCGGTGATTTCCGCAACCGTGACTGAGCCGCCGGAGAAGCAACCCGATGAGTCGCCGCCGAAGAAAAAGCCGAAGAAACCCGCGCCGCCTGAGGACGATACGCCGATCGGCGATCATCCGCCAGGCGATGGCCCGACAGACGGCAACCCAGGCTATCCGCCCCGTGTTCTGGACGATCCGACCCTGTGCCTTCGGCTGCAGAGCAAATACACCGGCGGACTCGGCAATTCGACTCAGTTCACCTTAGCGCCAGGCAGCAAAAAAGGGACCTGGCGCGCCACGGTCTCGATGCCCGGCTTAATGCCCGAAGTCTTTGACAATTTGGCTGAGAGAGAGACGGGCAAGGGTGTGTGGGTCAAGATTGCGCAGGCGATCCATCAAGGGATTTCCGGTGTGCGCGGCCCGTCTGAACTGATCAAAGCCACCGCAGGGACAGGGGGCGATGCGCCGAAGGCCACGACGCTCACCTTCGCGGGCGGCACAGACGGCGCAGACGCCATCAACGGCGCGCTGCTCCTCGGTCAAGACACGGCTTCGCGCACCGGCCTCTATGCGCTGCGCGGCACGGGTACAAGCATTGCGATGCTCACCGATTGCAGTGATTCCAAGACGTGGAGCGCGCAGGTCGCCTTTGGCTTGTCCGAGGGCGTGTATATGATCGCGACCGGCCCGGCTGGCGAGTCGATTGATGAGGCCATTCAAAGGAAGGAAAACGCGGGCATCGACAGCACCGCGATGAAACTGTTGTTCGGTGATTGGGTCTATTTCAACGATACAGCGAACGGCACCGTGCGGCTGATTTCACCGCAAGGCTTTGTCGCGGGGCGCTTATCCGGCTTATCGCCGGAGCAATCGAGCCTGAACAAGCCGTTGTACGGTATCGTCGGCACGCAACAGTCGATGCAACATTTGACGTACTCGCAGGCCGAGTTGCAGCAGTTGGCGCAGGCGGGCATCGACCTCATCACTAACCCAATTCCCGCAGGTCATTCATTCGGTGTGCGCATCGGCCAGAACACCGGCAGCAATGCGGTGATTAATGGCGATAATTATCCCCGTTTGACGAACTATATTGCCTATACGCTGGCGTGCGGCATGGGGTTGTATATCGGCAAATTGCACAGTCCTAAAACGCGCCATGATGCGTTCGGCACCGTGAATGCGTTTCTGTCCAATCTATGGCAGCAAGGCATGATCGGCGATGCAGCCGACCCACGCGCCCAGCCCTTCTCGATCCGGCTGGACAATAAAAACAATCCGCCTAAGCGGGTCGCGCGGGGTTATATGCAGATCGACTGCCGCATTACCTATTTATCGATCATTACCAAGCTATTGATCAACGTCGAAGGCGGTCAATCGGTCAAAGTCAGCGTGGCCGATATCACCCCGCAATAATTTCCAGGAGTTTTTGATGAGTCAACACGGATATTCATTGGGGCGTAACCACATCGTGATCGTTGTACTGCCGGAGGGTAGTACGCTTAATTTCGGTCAGGTGACGAAGTGGACGGCTAAACAGGATTCTTCCGAGCAAAAGATCGTCTCGATGAACGGCGAAATTGACCATCTGCGCTTTTATCAAGGCTGGTCAGGTTCATTCGAGGCGGAAAGGCGCGGCCCCGATCTGGATGAATATTTTGCACATCTTGAAGCGAACTTTCATTCGGGGATAGACGAGCCGCCCGCGACGATGCAGCAAACGATTGTCGAGCCGAACGGTCGCGTATCGCAGTACCGCTTCGAGCGTGTCCTGCTCAAGTACGACGATGCGGGCGATTGGTCGGGCGATAAAGCCGTGCATCAGAAAGTGTCGTTCGTCGCCGCGCGCCGGATTCAACAAGCCTAAATTGTGTAGGAGTCATCATGTCTGCAATAAAACCCGGTACTGAAATCGGCGGCGCAAAAGTCACCCTGACCCCAAGCGAGCAGATTGTGAAATCGTCCGCTCAGGAAATCTGTGTGACGGATGCATTGGGCCATGAACTTCGGCTGAAAAAGCCGAATCCGCTCGCGAATCTGGACTTTGCCAAAGCCGCAGGCAGCGACAAATTAAACCTGTTGTATTTGGCTGAAGTGGCGCATTTGAAATTTATCGCGGCGATTGACGACGTTCCGGTCGCAACGCCTACGACCGAGGCGGAATTGCGCGCACTCTATCAACGTTTAGGTGAAGAAGGCAATGAAGCGGCGCAGCGCGCAGTCGCCGAGCACTTTATGAATGCAACCGCCGCTCAGAAAGAGGAAGCCGAACTAAAAAACTCTTAATGGACGAAGCGGCAAATGAATGTTTGTGGCTCGTCCATAACGGCGTGTCCTTTGATGTCGCGTTTTCACTCGATGAGGTGAAACGTAAATGGATGGTGATCCAGTTCCGTCAGTTTCACGGCGATGAATTTGATCTGAATACGATGACCTTTAAGGAAAGACCGCAATGACCTCTTTCGACAGTCTGGCTGCGTTTGTGGTAGCGATTCCAGGGATGGAAGCCAAGGTGCATGCTCAATTTGAAAAAGGCATGAAGAAAGTTGCCTTAAAAGTTGAGCAAACAGCCAAGAATCAAATCGGCGCCTATCAGAAAGCCATCGGCCCCTACCCGGAATGGGAAGAACTGGCGGACGTGACCCGCGCAGATCGGCTGCGCAAAGGCTATACCGAAGATGACCCATTACTGCGCAGCGGTGAACTCAGGGATTCCATCCGCCATACGGTGCGGGGATTGGAAGCGGAGATCGGCTCCGATTCGGATATTGCCGTGTATCAGGAATTAGGAACAGAGGACATCCCGCCGCGTCCGTTTCTGGGTCCCGCGGTGGATCATAACCACAACGCCATCAAAAAAATCCTCGGCGGCGCAGTGGTGAAGGGGTTGCTAAACGGCGGCTCAATTCCCTCCCATCCGGAATATGACTATGAGGTTTAAAAGAAGCTGCCGATGATGACGATGAGCATAAAGAGACCGAATGCCATGCCGATCAGTCCAACAACCAGTAGCGGTAGACAAATCAGCAAAATAAGCCCCTTATCCACCCCAACTGAGGGTTGGCTTTTGTGTTTCGGAAAATGGCACACGCCGCAGACGCGGGTGCTCGATCCAGCGCACGCGATCTGCCAGCCAGGTTTGAATGTGGTGAAGCAGTGTCATGGGATTGAATAAGAAGATTACATTTTAAATAGATCGGCATGGGTGCCGGTGCGCTCAAAAATAATCGTATCGGATTCTTTTTTATAAATGAGTAACCAGTCCGGTTGAATATGACATTCTCGACGGCCTTTGTAATGGCCGACCAATACATGGTCTCGGTAACGGCGCGGCAACGGTTGTTCCGCTGCCAATAAATGAATGACTTCTCGCAGGAGATTTAGATTCAGTCCCCGTTTTCGAGCACGTTTGACGTCTTTTGAAAAGATGTTTTTGTATTGGACGTGTAGCACGTTCAAATACCGAGTTTGTCAAACAGGTCATCGACATCCTTACATTTCACCAGGCCGATATTTCGATCCGTTTCTTCAAAGGTTTTACGGGTTTGCGCATTCGGCACTTTTAATGGAAACGGCCAATGCCGATGACGAGCAACTTCCGTGTACAGCAAAGTCACCGCTTGTGTGGGCGTCATGCCGAGCGCATGCAGCACTTGCTCTGCATTGTGTTTTAAATCGGGCGCGATGCGCGCTCTGATGAAAGCCGTTTTGCTCATATGCGTTGAATAAACGTGATGAATAATATGCTCAATTGTATCCCAATCGGGACACTTTATGCAGTGAGTCGCTGATGCTTGAAGCCTACAAAATCGCCGTGCGCATCTCGCTGATCGAGAATGTGACGCGGGGCTTAAGCGCGCTCGGCACCCATTTTACGCGGGCGAACATTCAGGCCGACGAACTCAATACACGCCTCAAAAATATTGGTAAGAGCGCCTTGCTGGGTGGCGGCATGCTCGCGGTGGGTGGCGCGGGCCTCAAGCTGCTGCAAGGGCCGCTAGAAGAGGCGAAGCGCTATGAAACAGAAATCGCGCGCATTAAGGCGCTCGGCTTTGGCGATCATGTCACTCAGGAAGCGGAAAAAGCGGCCAGAGGCTTAAAAATTGCAGGCAGTTCAGCGCGGGACAATGCCAAAACAGTGCGCGAAGCGCTCTCCATCATGGGGGACATCGATCATGCCAAAGCCGTGCTGCCTGCTTTAACCAAGATGCGTATTGGCATTGAAACCGTGTTAGGCGAAGGCCGCAGTCAACAATTCGAGTCGATGTTCCAAGCGGCTATCAAGACAACCGAGCTTCGCGGTGCATTGGTGAATCGTGAAACGGGCCAGATCGATACTCAGCAACTGATCGGTGCGCTGAACAAGATGACGCAAGCGTATGTGGCGTCTGGTGGGCTGGTTAAACCTTCGGATTATCTGCAGGCGATCAAGACAGGCGGTGTTTCGACCAAGATGATGGACGACGAGATGTTTTTCTTTGGCTTAGGCCATTATATGCAGGAATCGGGGGGAGGGCTCGTGTCGGAACAGCGGCGATGTCGATGTTTCAGAACTGGGCGATGGGTCGCATGTCTCAGCAGGTGGCTGAGCAGATGCAGAAATATGGGCTGCTTGACGCAAGTCACATTCATTATGGTAAAACTGGCCATATCACCAAAGTCGATCCTATGGGTGTGATCAAAGCGAAGGGATTTGTTGCGAACCCGTTCCGGTGGATCAATGAAGTGCTGATCCCCAAGCTGAAGTCCTACGGCATCCAAGGCGATGAGCTGAATCTTAAGGTGGCGCAGTTACTTGGCATCCGAACGGCGCAGAATTTGGCGGATCAAATGATTCGGGAGCAGAAAGTCACCGAACAATATATCGGGCGCGCCAAGAAAGCGGCCAATATCGATGTTCTGTATGCCACTGGACAAGACACGCTGACGGGTCAGGAAAAGAACTACGCCTCCGCCGTTGCCGATCTGAAACTGGCGCTTGGTCGGAATCTCTTGCCGATGGTCACAGCGGGGCTTGAAAAATTGAACAAAGTCCTGGCATGGACAGCGAGAGAAGCGCGTAAGCATCCTTTGCTGACCAAATTCGCAGTCGGGATGTTTGCGGTGACCTCCGCCGCGCTGGTGTTGGGGGGAGCGATGCTGCTGTTTAAGGCCGCCTTCAGCGGTTTGGCGCTGTTAAATCCGCGCGCTGTGCTTGGGACAGTGGCCGGCTCATTTAAATGGATAGGGACGGCGCTGATTTGGTTAGGAAGGTTGCTTGGCCCTGTAGGACTGGCTTTGACCGCTATTGCCGCTGCGGCCTGGCCGATCTATCGCAATTGGGATGTGGTCGGCCCTTATGTGAAGAAAGTCTGGGAATTCATCAAAAACGTATTTAAGACCTATTTTGGAGGGATTGCGGAAGAGGTGAAAAACACTTGGGAAGTCATCAGGGCCATCTTCAAAGTGAGCGTTGAATGGGTGGCCGGAAAAATCCAATGGCTCAAGGACATCCTCCGACCCTACATTGAACAGGCGATGCGTTGGTGGAATATCGCATCAAAAGCCGTCCGTGATTTTGCCAAGGGCGTGTACGAATCGATGACCGGCTGGATCGGTCAGCTCTGGGGATGGCTTAAGCGCTCACCCGTTGGAAGATTTATCGGCGAAGCCATAGATGATGTTAAGGGTCAAGTATCGCGTCTGTATGGATTCATGGGGCAAATGCAGCAGCACACCATTGATTGGGCTATTGCAACCAACAACCGGCCCTGGGCGTTTGAAATGGAAAAGCGTCTGAATGATGCGGCGGCTTCCAAAAATAACACGCCCGCCTCTGCGAAGGAGAAGCGCCGCACATCGGCGCCGGTCAGTTCATTATTACCTCTGCCTGGGCGGACTCAAACCATACAGGTGCATTCGGTGATCCAGCTCAAAGATCAAACGATTGCGAAGGCGGTCACCACGCATCAGGCGCGCGCTGCAAACCGGCCAAGCGCAAGCGCGCCCCTCTTTGACCCGACGATGGGCGTTCTTCCTATCGGCATGGCATGAATTAACGGGATAAACGAAGACATCATGAAGTTCGATTGGGATTGTGCGCGCACGGTGATGCTCGCTTTAGAAGCATTACCCGATACTATAAGCGTTCTACGCAGTCATGAAGTATCCGGCTACGATCATCAAAAAACCGTCTATCACATGCAGTTACTGATTGAAGGCGGCTTGATTTGCGGACAATGCAGCGAAGGTTTTGGCGATGAACTGGACTGTCACGCCACGCGCTTGACTTGGCAAGGACATCAACTGCTTGACAGCATCCGCCCGCAAAGCGCCTGGAATACAGTCAAAAGTACAGCAAGAGAAAAAGGGCTATCGCTGACGATTGATGTCGTGAAAACGCTCGCAAAACAGGTCGTTGATTCGATGCTGAGATGAAAGTGGATACGACACTCACGCTCGGCGATTTCACGTTTAGTCGCTATGAAATCCCTGAACAGATCCCGTTCGGCGGCGAGCATCGGCTGACGATTCATGATCGGGTGGGCGGCGCGCGCGTCATCGATGCAATGGGCGCAGCGAGCGCCCCGATTGAATGGTCGGGGATTTTTATCGGCGCGCAGGCGCTTGAGCGCGCCCTCTATCTTGATGGCTTGCGTAAAGCGGGAAAACCGCTCGCTCTTTCATGGTCGGAATTCGCCTTTACCGTGGTGATCCAATCGTTTCACTGTGAATTCAAGCGTTTTTACCGGCTGCCCTATCGGATTGTGTGCGCAGTCGTCGAAGATCAAACGGCTCCGGTAGAGGCCATTGCCGCGCCGGATATGGATCAAGTGATTGGAGAGGATATGCAGGCGGCAAATGAATATGCGAAGGACATTGGACATGGGAAATTGTCTACGTTGATGGGTGGACTTAACCAGGCCATAGGCGCGGTCAGCCGCTTTGCAACGCTGACGCAAAGCGCATTGAACACGGTGCTTGAACCGATTGCCGCAGTACGCACTCAAGTGAGCGTACTACTTGAATCGGCCAATGGCGTGATTCGGAACGCGACGACCCTAGGCGGCCTGCTGCCGGAGAACCCAGCCGCGCAACACATCAATGGACTGTTCAGCGTTACCGATGCACTTTTTCAATCCTCGCATCTGATTCATCTGGATCGGACACTGGGCCGGATGCAGGCCAACATTGGGGCGATTCATGGGCGCGGCAAGTCTTTGACCGTTGCCGGCGGCAACCTGTACCGCATTGCCGCGGACGAATACGGCAATGCGATGGACTGG